TCACATACTTGTGCTCTGATAGCGGATACTTCCATATCCACACATTTCGATCCTGCCCGGTCCTCTCAACAGGTGCCTTTATATTGGCGTAGACCCATTTAAGGTCGTCGTCACCTAGAAATGTCTCACCTGATGATGCAAAGTCACACAGAAGCTCTTGTGCCACCTGCCGTGCAGACATATTTCTTGTTTCTTTCTCGAACCACGACTGGTCGCGCTCAGGGTGTACATCCCAATTTAGCTTTATGGCCTTAAACTCGTTAACTCCAGCCTCGGCCTCCTTGTACAGCTTGTAATATTGACCGCCGACACCATTAGGAGTCGACAAGACAATAGCACGACCACCTGTTGATAGCGTGGGGTACAAACCCGTCCAGAGCTCATCAAAGTTTCTAATGAACGCCGCCTCGTCGATGATGAGGAGCGACAATGCCTCAGAACGTCCTGCGTCATCTGATGTTGGGATGGCTTTAATGGATGATCCGTGGCTAAACTCGACCATCTGCTTGTTATTTGCAACCACTTGTGGCAGTACGAGCCAAGGCGGCAAGTTACGAAGCATGGTCTTTGTCTTCTTGATGAAGTTCTGCGCGACCTGTAGCTTCGTAGCAATGATGAGGATGTTCTTATCTTTTTGAAAAAGCGCAAGCCAAACAGCATAAGCCGCAACTAGAGTCGATAGACCTAGCTGACGGCTTTTAACTACAACGGTAAAGCGATTATCAATAAAGTCTGTGACGCAGTCATCTTGAAATGGAAACGTCTTAAATGGCAGCAATCCTTTCGTAGGGTGCTGGATCTTAACGTACGTGTTGAAGAAATAGCTAGGATCCTTGCCGCACCTAATAATCTCTTGCACTTGCCGACTTTTATTTGGAGGTGCGGCTGACATAAATTAGTCTCCTAAGACGAAGACTGTCTTTCTTTTGTAGTAAGCTGTCCTCTTAGGATTGTGCGGTGACATTGAGATGAACTCAACTGAGTCGGATGTTTCTTCTTCCTTGATCTTTAGCGCACGTCCTGCAGCCTTCTTAAACTCGGACTTAAGATCCTTGACCTTGTCATTGATGAGAGACGCTGAGATTCTCTCTTGCTCTCTAACTTGACTTCTGATGTCGATGCCCATGACAAGGTTTGTCACTGTTGTGTAATTGAACACGAGTGTATTGCCTTGCATTGTTGTCTTGATTGAGAAAGTCGGTGACTTAATGGTTGAGCTTGAGCCGAACGTATCGTTCAATATTTGTCCGATGATATTGATCTCTTGCATGCTAAGCATTGTACCCTCTTGCCCGTCTCATTAGGTCTAGACGGCTGTTGATATATCTATGTATCTGTTCAGCAGATGGACGCCAGCCATTATGCCAATCTTCTTGACGCGCCTCAACAAGTGAGGTCGCACATTCCTGGCACATCTGGAATTTATCATAGTACATCCAGTCTCTATTCATATCGTGAGGAAATTCGCAAACCTCACAGAAAAATGGCATACTACTCACATGTCACCTTGGCATACCCGTCAACCCAGCTAATGTCGATGACGTTATCGACAATGTCCTTTATAGCATCTACGTGAGAAATGATAAGGATATTCTTGAAATAGCTCTTAAGGTTTGTCAAAAGGCGAGCACATGCCTCTAGATTGCTCTCATCCAGCGCTCCAAATCCCTCATCGATGATAAGCATTGTCGATTTTGGCAGTGTCGAGATGTTTGTTAGAGCAACGCGGATGGCAATTGATGAAATCATCTTCTCCATGCCTGATCCCAACTCGATAAGCCGACGGCTGTCACCATAGTTCAGATAAATCTCGACAGAGTTGCTATCATCGCACTCGATCTCGACTGTAAAGCCTGAGATTCCAGTGAGAATGTTAGAGATCTCAGCGTTAATTCTTGGTAGCGCGTTAGAAATGATCTCTTGCGGGACGCCCTTCTTAGAGAATGCTGCCTCAAGAGTCTCAAGAACACGAATAGAGTCTTGCGCCGCTGCAATTTCTAGGATTTGCTCATTAAGGTGACGAATCTTCTCAGTCTGCGTGCCAATCTGTGTCGAAATATCAAGCACGCTCTTCTCGAGTGACTTGATCTGTGTTGTCAAGCTATCAATCTTGTGGCTGTCAGGCATATCGATGCCTGCGATTGCTGTACGCAGCTCTTCGAGACGTGCCTTGCTTGTTGCCAATTCGGCGCCCTTGGTGCCTACACGTTCTTTTGAGAGATCGTGCTTGCCTCTTGTGCCACGAATGTCAATCTCAAGATCTCGTTGCAATTCTTTCAGCCGCTTTGCCTTGGAGAGCGCTGCCGCTGGATTCTCCTTCTCTAGGCTCGCGCTTCGAGACCGCATAATCTCGATTGTTCGCTCTTTTAGTGAGATCTGGTTCTCAATAGCAGGCAACTTACCCTTGTTGCTGTGACTATCACATATGAACTGGCAAGATGGGTATTGTCCCATACACGGGACTTCGCTAAGCAGCTCAACAGACTTAGCAAGAATGTCACGCTCCCGCTTTTTTGACTTGAGATCCCGATCTTCAGCTTGAATCTGGTTGGCAATATCACGTTGATCTTGCGCAGACTTCTCAAGATCATCAAAGTCGATGTTGCTTAATGCAGAATTAACTTTTTCGAACTTCTCTTCCTGCTTAGCAAGATTTTCTTCAAATTCTTCGATCTCTGCGTTTAGCTTGGTGATCTCGGACTGCAAGGTTGTAACAACTTTTTCAAGACGTGTCACCTCAAGACGATCTTTAACAACGTCCTTGGGGACATTGCTGTTTAGATCAGCAAGATTTGCGCGTGCAACATCAGCTTGATGCACCTTTTGATCCCGCTCAGTTGTTAAATCCTCAATGGTCTTGTTGCATTGATCAATTTTCTGCTTGCAATCAAGAACAGTTCCTGCAAGCTTGAGTTTGGACCTAAGCGGTGCACTATCAGCCTTGACCTTGTTGTGCAGGTCCTCAAGATAGTCTATGTCAAGGAAGCGCGTTAGCATCTGCTTACGTGCTGTTGACTTTTCATTGATGAACAGGTTCATATTGCCTTGTGGTGCAAGGCACGTGTAGAAGAAGTCATCCGATGTTCCGATTAGACGACGAAGGACTTTTTCTGTCTCACGTCGCTGTTCATCATTTAGGTCTGTGACCTCACCTGTTGACATCTTGGTAACAGACAGAGTCGTAGATGCCCAAACATCGGCTTTCTTTGGAAAATTCTTAGTGGTCTCTCTAAGAATCTCATAATCATCAGACGAGACAGTAAGATTGACCTTCGCACGGCAGTCATTCTTCTTAGAATTGATGACATGCAGGTTCTTCATGCTGCCACGATCAGTCGTGTTGTAGAGAGCGTAGACAATGGCACCGATGATAGAGGACTTGCCAGATCGATTTCGACCAAAGATGCCTGTGATGCCTGGCATCGAATCAAAATCGATGTAGTTGCTCTCTCCGTATGAGAAAAGGTTATCAAATTCAATACGCCTGAGATCCCACTTAACGTTTCTGATGGCATCTTCAGCATCGGCGCGCTGTGACATGTAACCTTCGAGCTTATTGAGCGCCTCTTTAGTCACTTCCTTGGGGAGATCTCTACGCTTGATGAAATCGACAAGCGCATTCTTTACATCAATGGTATTTTGAGTATCAAGCTCGGCAACACGTTGGTCATCTCCAGCGTCGACGCTGGTCTTGTATGTGATCTCAAAGGGCTCAACTTGCTTCGTGATGAGATCGCAGAAGTCCTTAAGCCCGCTTGTATCTCTAGACTTAACATCAACTCTAACTCGTGCACCCTTGGGTAGGGTCTTGATCTGCGTCTTGTCGGACTTAGCGCCTGTCCACTCTACAGTGATAAATGGATTGACATTTTTAACTGTTTGGAACTTGACATCAAAGTCATTGCGAGAGCGGATGTCCCACACGAGGAAACCCTTATTAAGCTCCTCGGCATAGTTTTGCTGGATTGTTGATCCGCAATAAGCGATTGTTCTCTTGCTGTTTAGAAACTGGCGCTTGTGGATGTCGCCCAGCAGTGTGTAATCATACTTTTCAAAGAAGTTGAGATTGATCTCACCTTCTAGCTCGAAGTCAGTGTCTGATAGCGCACCCTTGACTGCGCCGTGAAACAGTGCGATGTTGATCTTGCCAGGTGCCGGTGCAACATTCTTCCATCCTTCACGATCAAACAAGGAGAAAGCGCAGAAGACTACATCATCATCGTTAGTTTCATAGACACCCGACGCCTTCATCAACTTGATG